ATATATCTTCTGCATCTGCTCCAGGCTTTATTAGACCAGAATTAATAATTGACGCAAGAACTTCTTTTGGATTATTTGATATACCTCCAGAATATTCTATGCGTAACTCTGGATTTTGTGAACGCAAAGGCTTTAATACGACTGCATATCCACTACTTACTGTTTCCATTCTGAAATCATTATTTTGCAATACATTATCTATTTGATAACTATACTGAGAAGGTTGTTGCTCAGAATTATTTTTTTCTTTTTTATTTTTTTCTTCTTCGTTTAATGGCTTTAAATTTTTTCTTCCCTTAAAATCTACACTATCCTGACCTGTTAAAGATCCAGATTCGCTATATCTTATATTTTTTTCAAAAGTAGATATAAAATATCCAAGATTTGCTATTGCACTTCCAAGATTAAAAAGAAATTTTTTATCATTATCAGAAAAATTTTCGCTAGTTGGGTCAACACCAATGCTGGTAACCGTATATCTTTTTGCTAAAAGCTGCTTAAAAACAGATCTGTTTGCTTCTGCTTTTTCATTGATATCATTAAAATAATATTCTAATTTATTTATTAGCTTAATATAATAATTTGTAGATTCAAAAAGCTCTGAAGCAAGACTGTTTACTTCCGACGTATTTGACGGACTTGATGATATAGTTGTACCATTGACTTCCTCTGCCAAAGTTTTTAAATCTATCATTAATTTATAAGCATATATGGCCTTTCCTAGAGCTACCTCTTTGTATGCCGCATCTGCAGCAGAAAACATTTCATCTGCAGAAGGAAATCTTTTAAGTCTCTTGCTATAGCTAGAAAGATACCTATTAACAAGAGGGCTGTTTGTTGGACTCCTTGCCTGTAAGATAGTATTAGATAAGGTGCCAATAAAATTTGTAACCTGGCTAATAGATCCAGAAGAGCAAAGTTTATCATTAAGAGCTTTATTAAGCCCTCTTGTAAAACCTGATATAGCTAGCTCAGGATCTACTTTGTTTTCTGCTTTCTTTAAAATCATTTTATTACTATCCCATTGGACTTGGTGGCGCTGATTCGCCTGGACCACCAGGACCTGGCTCTGGTGGTCCTCCCATGCCTGGTAAGCCTGGCATCTCTGGAGCCGCACCTTCTGCTGGTGCAGCACCTTGAGTTCCTTCTGCTGGCTCCGGAATCTCCTTTGAAGGATCTATACCTCTTATTTCTGATAGTCTCATATTTCCAAGTATCTGTTGTTCCTTTGCAAAAACTTGATTATCGATCATTTCCTCTCTAATTCTTCTTCTTTCTTCCTCGTAACTTAGTCCCAAGCTTCTATGGAGAGTTTGAAGAGAGATTTGCTGGTTAGATACGAAGTTTCCTATTTGCTGTACATAGTCTGCCATATCATATAGATTCATATGGTTAAAGTCAATAGAAGGAACTAGCAATCTTTTTTCACCATCTTTGTATTCAAAGAAATCTTGAATTTCACATATTGGTGCAAATATTTTTCTTTCTAGCCATTTCTTTATCATGTTTCTAAATACATCATATCTTTGTCTTAAAACATCTAGTCCAACAGATGAGCTTGCATAAGTTGCAGATTCTTGATCCATCAAAGCTTTTGGAGTCATTAAACCTGAATAAATATTATTAACAATATGTTCTATGTCGGCTGCAACATCCATAGTTGCTCCGCTGTATCCGCTTCTTTCTATTTTTACACCAGCATGCGTAACTATTTTAAAATCTTTATCATATTGAGCTTCTTCTAGGGTTTGCTTCATAGCCTCAATATCTTGCTGAGTAGCTCTATAGTCTCCATCTCCACCAAGCGTAACTAGGGTTACTGGATTTATCATGCCGTCTGCTTGTGCAAATTTTGACTCTCTTAATTTGTCATACATCATTAAATCTTTATATATAGATAATATAATTGATGTACCTCTAATATCATATGGAGAGCTTAATAGTTTTAAGTGTGATATATTAAAATCATCTAATGGAATATTCATTCCTTTTTTTACATAGTTAATTATGTGTTGAGGCAAATATCTTTTTATTTCCAAATCTGCTGGAGCATTAGAGCTTACAATCCTAACAAGTCCTGCGTCTGGTCTTAATGATATCTGGCTGTGATTACCTATGATTGATTTTTTTACGTGTATATAATCCGGATTTAATATTGTGACGCGGCTCCATACACCCATATTTTCATCTAGCTCTGCGTATGGAAATGCCTCTCCCATTTTCCAGAATTCTAGAGAGGCTCCGTATACAATAGAGTACAAATCAATTCTTTCTGCCATTTCCATAAAGAATTGCTGAACTTTTTTATTTTTACAAGTTATATTTATTTTGCTAATAGGATAAGAAGAATGCAAGTTAATAGCATTTCTAACTATTGGATGCGTGTCATAGAATACTCTATTCCATGCATTCATGGTTATTCTATCTCTAGGTAAATTTAAATTTGCAAGCTGGAACAGAGGCGAGTAAACTTCTGGAGCCATCCTATCTGTTCCATAGCCAGTCTGAGGACCAGGCATTGGAGAGGCTATAGAGGCCTTCTTTTGAAGACTATCCTTTAGAAAGGAAGGGCTGTGAGCTACCGATGCGTGAATTCTTTTTTCAGATGCTGCATCAGTTTGGCTGTTTGCAAAGTTTGTAATCTGAGCCCTTCTTATTTCAGAGAGGGTGTTTGAAGCTTCTTTTGTTATATCTGTTGGCTTCCTATCAATTCTTCTGCCACTCATCATAATCTCCTTTTAACATTTGCTAATACAGGTTTCAAAGAAGAAACCTCTTTCTGATGCCCAGGCTTAACCGAAAAACCTTTTGTTAGATCAAATTTATAAGCCATATAAGCATACATTAAGGCCATTAGACCGTCGTTTGGAGATCCTCCTTTTGAATAGGTCTTCACTGGTTGTCCGCCAACAGTTTTTATTTTTGATTCCATTGAAGTGCAATGGTCTATTAACCACTCAACATATTCATAAGATTTCCAAGGAAATCTTATTCTTCCTTTTCTAAATTGATCAAAAAGCTCTTCAATTAGCAAGTCTTTATTGTATGAAAGTATTAGCTCATCTTCTCTATATTTTACCGCAGTACTTAAGCTTCCACTTCCTTGTGCTCCAATAAATTTATCTCTATAGATATTTTGTATGTCATGAACAACATCTTGTCCAAAGAACCAGTCTGATACACCTCTTCTTATGCCAAATCTTCTATACATTTCTTGTATTGTTTCTTTTTTAAAATTAAAATCATTCTTTTTTAGTTTATGAGCATGCTCAATAAGCAAAGTTCCATCTGAGAGCGCAGACAAAATTACAACACAGGAGAATGACTGCCCTCCAGATGAGGAAGGGTCATCATCTTTTCCACCCCAGTCTACCCCAAGATAAACAGCTTTTTTATTAGGATCTATCTTAGAAGAAAATTCTCTATCTTGATCTCTACACTTTTCATATATTTCAGCCTTTGTCAAGGGCATTCCCGCATCAGAATAAAATTCACCAACAACCTCGTTATTCCATAGCCTTTCAGATTGTGTTGGATTTCTATCTGGTAATAAATCTAGAATTGTTTCTTTTGTAAAATATGGAATATAAAGCTGATTTATATGAAATCCAGTATATTTACATGTATCTGGATCTTTGGAAGGTACCCACCTGCCAAGCTCTATTGCTTCGACTTTCTTTTGCTTAGTTCCGCATAATGGACATTGAACAATGTTATCATGCAGCCAAATAGACATCCATCTTTTATCATCTGGCAGGTAAAACGGATAAGTCTTATTGCAATTTATACAACCAAGATGGTAATATCTTTGGTCTGACATATCCCACAGAGTTGAGAAATAACTATTTCTTTCTTTTGGAGTTCCATAATAAACCTGAACCCCCTTTCCTATTGGACCATACTTTGCTGCTGTTAGTATTTTTGTAGCGTTACCAACAGCGTGTCCAAACATATCCTGAATCTCGTCAAAGAAAACAACATCGGCAGTCATACCACGGATTCTGTCTCCATCTGCTCCAAGTGATTCGACCCACAAGGTGCCAGTTTCAAACTGCTTCATTGTTAGGTTGTCCACAGCATTAGAAGAATCAAGCTTATTCTCTGTTATAAAGTTATTTTTAGAAGTTCTAATCATACCCTCTAATTTATCTTGGGAGAACTTCTTTACCTGTCCCAGCGATGGGAAAAGATGAACAACTCTTATATTAGGCTTTGTAAACAAGCCGCTATTTGTAAAATACAAGTCAAGAGCAGATCCCATTATGGTTGCGCCAACCTGTCTTCCTTTTTTTATAACTACTGGCTTTCCAGTTTGCTGAGTTGATTCTAATGCTATATATCTATATACATCAACCATAAATCTCCAGCCAGTATCCAGTAGATTAAAATCTGATCCATCAATTGTCAAATTGTTTTGAACAAAATTTGCTGGATCAAAATCCAAAAAGCTAGATGCTAGCTGGTTTATAATATTCTCATTGTCTTCTTTTGCCATTTAATCCTACATGATTGCGTGCCTAAAATAGTCTGCCATATCATCTTCGCGACTTGATGCTGAGCTATTTGCAGAATCATTCACAATGTATTTTACTTGTTCATTATTTTTTGATTTTGCTTTTCTCTTTTTTTTTAGCATTTCTTTTAGTTTTTCAAAATCAATATAATTTTCTATATCAGAATATCTTAGTACAGGGTCATTTTTACATGAATGTAGTGCAGACTCTATTGTAGATCCTTCATTGTGATTTAAGAAATCCAAAGCATACTGAATAAAATTCTTTACCTGATTTATTACATCTTCAGGTATTTTTTCATTTATTGAGCATTTTTTACACTTTAATACATTTCCAGTAGACTCATCCATTTTGCATTCAATGCATTATGAGTCTGCTTTTGATGCAGATTTTTTATTATCATGATGATAATCTGTTGATTTAATTATATCAAAACCCACTCTTTGCTTTATGTCTGCCATCTTTTCATCAATAGTTGAAAAGTCTTTTTTCTTTATTTTATTAAAGTTGTTAATAAAATTTCCTTCTTTTTTTAGCTTATCTGCAAAGTCTTTTAACCAATCAACAGTTGTATTATATGATTCAATTGTGTTGTGTCTTGTTATTTTCATTTTATTACTTATGCGAAATAGTTTCTAATGAAATCAACGCCCCTCTTGGCGCCAGATCCCTTCTCATCCTCTTTATCGCCAGAGTATGTTCCTCTATCCTTAAAGATGTGGAATCCGCTATCCATGCAGACCTGCATGATTGAAAGCTCTTCTCTTGCTGTAATTCCATACTTCTTTGAAAGGTATTCGTAAACATCTTCCATGTTGTGGCCGGCTGATACGTGTGCATTAATCATGATTCCAGCAATAGCTCTTTCAAATGGGGGAACTGCAATTACCATTTTATTAGGAGTTGCTGCAGATTTTCTTAGCTCGTCATAAGATACCTCTACTCCATCCTGATTTGTCCAAGCTGGAATTCCAGAGGCATCAACGCTTGCTTTCTTTTTGTTTTGGGTTGACTTCAAAAGTTTAATATGACCTACAAGTTTTGAAACATCTGACATTATTTTTTGTCTAACAGATTCTAACTCTGATATGTCAAGAACGCCATCATGATCTTTTCTTATAGCAGTTGAGATTTCTTTGTCCATTCTTTCCAAAAATGACTTAGCCCTCTCACATCCAAGAGTAGTCTTTCCGTCGTGTCTAGGGATCTTGCCAGGATACATATCTTTTATGTATTCCATAAACTTCTTTATATTTCCAGTTGTAAGATAATCGCCCTCTTCTTCTTCATCTTCTGAATCATCTGCAAAGTCTGCTTCTTTTGCGTCAGAACCTGGAACAAAGGCATCCTCATCTCCATGCTCTTCTGAGAATGAAGTTAGATCATCATCTGCTTGAATTAATTCTTTTCCAAGTTCAGCAAGCGAATCGTCTCCTTCAATAAAGGGATCTAAAGCATCCTCTACTGAAGTTGATTCAGAATCTTCATCTAAAACTTCTTCGCTAAAATAAACATCATTACCGTCTTCTTCTGAGAAAACTTCTATATCCTGATCGCTTGCACTAGAGTCCATATCTAATTCTTCAAAATAAGATATATCATCATCTGCAAAATCAAAGCTATCTTGAGCTTCTTTGTATATTACACTATCTGAAACTTTTGCCATTTTATCTCCTAGTCAATTAAAGAATATATTCCGCGATATACTGTTTTTTGATCATTACCCAAATATCTGTCTCCGAATGGATCCAACCCCATTGAAGAATTATTTCCAACATAAATGGATGGATATGCTGGGCTACCGCTTATTGAGACCTGGCCCTTTAATGTGTTTTGATCGTTAGGATCAAATCTACAGTTAACTTTGTCTTGCTTTAGTATAGAGTCAAGATAAGGACATTCTTTTGACTCTTCAACTAGCTGAAGTGCGTCTAAGTTATCCTGAGTAACAGAATCTTTATCGCTATCTTCGACATTATCAATAGGTGTCATTAAAGATATTGCTGATTGCTCAGTATCTTTGACTTTTCCTCCTGCACATTTGCAGCCTTCAGAAACGGGCAGTCCAAATGGGCAATTATTTAAAGATCCTATGATCAAGGCTAATCTCCTGAAATGATCTAAATTTATTAGTATAGTTTATTTTTATTTAAATCAAGATACTTTGAAGTAAGGTTGTTTCTTATGATAAATTCTTTGAATCTTCCAATTAATGGAATATGTTTTATCAAACCAGTATCAAAAGACACTTGTAAAAATCTATCTTCATTTGCATTCATAGCTTTTTCAATTTCATGCAAGATATATGAATCAGATATTAATGGATTTCTTGATGAATATAATTCAACATTTTTTTTAACATAATCCATTATACTGCTATCTATTGATAAATTAAATTTTGAAGACATAGTTATAGCTCTATATACTCTCCTTGGATCATCATAGAAAGCTATCTCTGGTGAGGATACACATTTTAAAACTTTATTATTGCAATCATCAATTCCGCAATCAAGTGGGTCAATTATATTATCATTAAACATACTTTTGTGTAAAGTATTTATAGTAAAATCGCGACTTATTACTTCATAATATTTTGGATCTGAATATTTTGTATTTTTAAAAAAATCAACTGCTTTCTTTGATACAAAGTTGCTTGAAAAATCTAAATCTGGCGCCAAATCAATATAACATGTAACATGCATATCTTTGAATACTTTAAAGAAAATATCGTTTTCAAATGCAAAACCAATGGCAAGTCTAGTTACATCAGAATTGTTTGTTGTTAAATCAATATCATGAATTTTGTTTTGCTCATTTAGCACAATATTTCTAACAGCTCCGCCAACCATCATTGGCGGCCTTATATAGTTATTTCTGCAAAATCTTGCAATTTTCTTTGCGATAACCTGATCCATTACTCACCAGCTTCCCCTTCTTCTGGCTTAGGAACTTCTGGATTTTTTGCAGCCTCTTCTTCCTGAGATTGTGCAGGACCGCCTGACTCAATTAACATCTTTGCATTTGCCAACTGACCCATCATCTTTGTTACGCGCGTAAGCGCATATGAGTAACCATCAATTAGTTTACTCTGAGCTTCTGCCAACTCTGGAAACATTGCTGCAATACCAATTTTATCTAGCATAATGTCAAACTCCGCTAGCAATCTTATTATTCTTCTATCTGATAACATTCCTGCTACCTCGTCTAGCTTTGATGCTGCGTCGTCTAGATTTACATCTCCAAAGAAATTATCATACTCGCCTTCTTTTGGACCTGGAATCGGCTTTATATCTTTTATTGAGGCTGGTTCAACGTCGTCCGGTGATGGGATCTTTGACTTGAGGCTATTGTCTTCCGCCTCTGGAGTGGCTGGCGCAGCTTCGGAGCCTTCGGCAGTGGGCGCAGGCGCCCCAATAGGCTGCGCAGAAGGCTCGGCAGGTGCAGGGGAGCCCTCTATTGATTCGGCCTGCTGTGCGGCATCCTGGGCGGTTTTTATCATCATTTCTGATCCAGAAGATAGTCCAAGTTTTTTTAGTTTATCTGCAAACTGATAGGTTAGATCTGCAGCAGTAGACGTAAGCTTAACTTCCATTATTTTATGACTAAACTGCAAAAGAAGTTGTGCCAAATCAAGGTATTGATTTGGTGTTAAGCTTGAAGCTGGCTCTCTTAGCAATCTATCAAGCCTTCTGCAGGCCTGATGAATCTTATCTTTCCAGATTCTTAATGACTCACCATCATCTTTCTTGCCTAGGTCTACATTTGCTTTTTGAACCGCCGAGGTAAAGCTGCTGCCAGGTAAGTCGAAAGTTGTGTGAGTGTAGTTGTCAGCACTTTGTCCAAGGCCGCCAGAGAATAATGCATTTTTCTTCATAGATTCTTTCCTCGATGAATATTTTAAATTTTCGCCTGAATAGTAAAATTTAAACCAATTTTTAAAATTAATATCTTCTTGTTTATCTTTATCAAAAGATTTAGTATACTTTTCAAGTAAGTTCCATATAGGCTCACCAGTTTTTTTATTTTCCATATAAATAAGATAGACTGTATCAAGCCATTTACTTATATCTACTTCAGACTCTTGTTCTCCAGGGTAACCAATAGGATACGCAATCTTTTTAATTTTTTTTCTTTCTATATAGTTTACAAGCGTCCAATAGTAAGCATCATTTAGATTTTTTAACTCACCATAAGAATAATCGCTAGAGACTTTTATTCCTAGGTCTCTAGCTGCTTTCTTTATTAAAAGAATTTTTGATTTATTTTGCATTTTTATTTTCTAACAAATGTTTTAGCTTTTTGACAGCCTCAAGAAATTCTGGCCTATTTCCAATTTTTTGTTTTGACATAGCATTAGATATATAGTCCAAGCATCTTTGTAGTTTTGAATTATGAATAGCAATACTCTGTGGTATTCTTAAGCATTCACTAACCCACTTTGAAAATGAAACATCGCTATTTAGGTCGCTAATTTCTAAAATTTTAAATTCTTTGCCATCAATCAACATCTATAATCTGCCTCCTTGTATCAATAGTATTGAGCATATCAACTTGTTTCATTTTAAAATTTAATTTATTTACAAAAACTGATATAAGCTTTGGATCCATCTCTCTCAATACTTCTAATATTGATTCTTTCAAAACTCTAGCATGCTCATTGATAACATTAATATTAATATTATGATCAATTCTTTGATCTGCAAATCCTTCAATATATTTTTTCCAATCTTGCATTAGGCTTTTCATTGTATTTATATACTCTAGAAAAACTTTATCTTCCTTTACGGATCCACCTCCAGATTCTAAAAGGTTATAATAATGTTCTATTCTTGAGTTTACAAGTTTATCCATTTCAAGAAGTCTTCTGGTAACATCCAGCTCGCTTGATGCAATTTCATCTATTTTTTCTTTATAAGCATTTGTGCTTTGTATGATCATTCTTGTTTCAATTTCTTGCGTCTTTTTGTCTACTTCTGCTTTTTTATTTTTAATATCTTCAAGAACTTCTCCCTTTAGATCTAGATTTTCTGATCTAAATTTTTGCAAAGTCATATAAGATATATGTAGTCTTTTTGATCTTGGATATTTCTTCTCAAGCCAAAGCTCTACTTCTTTTACTGACTCGCCCTCTAAAAGTTTTTCTATAATCTTCTCTTTATCTGGATGGTTTAGTACTTTTGAACTCATGTAAATCCTTAGTTAAAAAAAATGCTCATTTAGATTTTACCTAAATGAGCACTATAATGTTTTAAAAATAACTACTTTTTTGAAGCCATCTTTTTAAGTATGTCGTCTAATATAGAGGCCTCCTTGTAAAGGCCGTTCTGATCTAGATGATTTGCAAGTGTTACCAGGTCTGTTTGCAAATCAACAGATCCACCCTGAAAAACTCTTCCATCATCTGTTGTAAATCCTTCATTATAGTCATATGTTTTTTTTGTATAAGGATTTTGAACGACACCTGGAGAAACTCTTAAGGCCTGAACTCCTGGCATGTCTGGAACATATCTGGTTGATAAAGTTCCAGGCTTTTTGTTTTCTGGTTTGTAAGATGGCTTTTTTTCTGGTGTTAAACCATAAAGCTTATCCTGCTTAACTGGAGTTCCTCCGCGCTGCTCTAGATAACTCTCTCTAGTATTATAATCTGTAACACCAGACTGAAAATGCTGAAAAAAACCATGCTCATCTTTTAAAGCTTCTTTCTTCATGTTAACACCACATTTGATGTATTAATTAAAATTCCAGAGCTTTGAGCTAGTGACTTTCTTAATGGAACTGGTCTTCCTAACTCGTCAAAGGCAATCTTTGAAGCTGGCAATCCAAGTTTTGGACAGTATGGCTCTACTGAAGTCTTTGTCCAAATTAGATCTCCGCTCTTTAGCGCAGCCTTGATTAGAGCATCTCTTTCATCACCAGATGAAGCATGCTTTAGAAGCTTAGAAAACTTATCTAGCGCTCCAAGAAATACTGAGCTTTCGAATTTTGCTTCAATTACTGAAAGTGCATCTTCTGCTTGCTTGACATCTTTTCTTGAAACACCATCTACAATTCTATCCATTAACTGATCATATGATAGATTGCTCATGTTATCATGTGCTCTTGAGATTAGCTCTAATCCATTGCTCTTTGCAGATTTTACTAGTGTATTTATAGAATCAGAGTTTAGCTTATAAATAGACTTGCCAGCCTGGAATGTCGATGGAATTAAAGGTCTTCCTGATGAGAATTCTATTGGAACAATTATATCTACTCTTCCACCGGAAGTTGGAATCTCTGCTTTTAGATTTAAGTTTCTTTCATCTGCTGATGAAACTTTAATCTGCGGATTTGCAACACCAAGGCCTTTTAGCTCAACTTCTAGAACTCTAGAAGCTAGCTTTACCTGATCCTGGGAGAAACTAATTGTTGATGCAATTAGCTTATCTTCTAGGTCAGCAAACTTTTCTAATGCCTTTGGAACGATAACTGTATCAATCTTATAATCATGTACAGCTCTTTGGTCAGAGTATTTACCTACTGATGCTTTCTTTTTGAAATTTTGCTTATCCTTTAAATGAACATAAAGGTTTTCTTTGTTTAACTTTATAAGCTTTTCATCTTGAATAAAATATTCTGGAATTGAAGGCATTCCGTTTGATAACTGTACTGGAACTGATAGATCAACCTGAGTATGATCTGATGTATCAACAGATGCCCTACATAGAATAAAATGCTCATTATGATGAACCGCTGTAACTGCAGTAGGAGTGCATCCTAGAGAGTTAAGCTGAACTTTTGCAAACTTCTCTGCTTTCTTAATAGCGTTATCAGAATGTGCTGAGAAAGACCTTCCTTCTAGTGAGAATGCTCCAGCAAATTGCTTTGAAGCTTCGCTGTCTGAGCTTAGCTTTATGGTCCCTATATCATGTTGCATTCTTGCGGAAGAAGCATCCTTATCTATTGCAGGCATCTTCTTATCAAAGATAAGGTCACCTAATTCTGTTCTAAATTTATCTCTTCCTCCACCGAAGCCAGATAGGTTATGGTAAAGCTCTGTTAGCTGCTTTTGGTTTACAAACAGATTGCTTGATGCAGCTTTTACAATAACATCTCTATAGTTTCCGATTACCTGATCTCCAGGATTTTTTTCAGCAGCAGTCTCAAGTCTTTTTACAACGTATGATGTTGGAAAACTTTTTCCGTTGTTAATCTGATCAAGCGCTCTTTTTGCTTCTTTTGCTATATTTTTAATATCCTTCATTTTTTATTTCCTTATACAAACTTTTTAAGTTCTGGAAAGACATTTGTTATTGCCTCTGTCTTTAATTTTGGTTGTGATCCAAAAACTCCCTTTAGGAATTCTGGATTTTCCTTTACCTCTTCTAGCACTGCACTTTTAAAGGTAAAGACATCGTTAGGGGTAAAACCAAAGCTATCAGATTCAAACTTACAAATGGGAACATTCTTATATGATAAGGTTACATTTTTTCCATCGTAGCTGGATACGGCTGACCAACTTCCATCATCCTTTGTCTGATACTGTGGATCAGAAGCCCTGACTAAGAACTTTGTTCCATCAACTTCTTCTACCTTCCAGAGACTGTCATACTGATCATTCATAACCTTATAGATATCAAAAGCAACCTTTTTGATACCAGTTTTTTGCGCATCAGAAAAAGACATTTTTTGCATCTTACTTACATCTTTTATCCTTGCGTCATGTAAATCTTTCAAAACCTTATCTAGATAGCTCATATCTATAGTGCTCCAAGAATGTTCTTTTTTATTAATAGAAATAAAAATTTTACAAGTCAGCAAGCATATTTACTTGCTCTTCAATGTCAGTATTATTTGCTTTAGAAATATCATCTAATATTGTTTTTATTTTAGGCTCACATAAGCATATCTTCTTAAGCTTCTTTACTATTCCGCCATATCTCTTTTTTTGATTTTTATAATCAATATTGCCATGCATTGCTTTATGCACAGCGGACTGTGTTATACCTAAATGATCAGCAATTTCATTCTGAGTCTTTCCCATTAGTCTCATAAATAAAATATTCTTTTGATGATCAGTTAAATGATTGCCATGGATTACTTCGTACAACTCTTCTAGAAGTTTTTCTTTTAGATCCATAACGGTTTCGCTGTACGAGTTTTCTTGAAGAATGGAAGATATGCCTCTGTCTGAGGAAAAGTTGCTTAGCTTTCCATAGTCAAAAGATACCTCTACTATTTTATACTGATAAGAGTTGCTTTTATTTTTCATCACCAATCCTCGGGAATAATTTGTTTAAAGTCTTGAAAGAAAGAATTCTTATTATTAGTTGGATTTGAAAAATACTCATCTACATCTTTATTTTTACCAGGAACTTTTAGAAATCTAAGCTTAATTCCCTTGTTCAAAAACTTTGAGTATATTCGCTGAGCAGATTTTCTACCAGCTTCATCGGAGTCTAACACAAATGTCATTTTATCGCAATATTTTGCCAACTTATAAAAGTGATACTGTGAAAAGGCTGTTCCACATATTGCAACGGAATTTGGTATACCGTTTTGTGACATTGATATTTGATCAAAGTATCCCTCTACTATATAAACATTATTAGATTCTATAATATATTTTTTAGCAAAATTTAAACCAAACAAAAAATTAGACTTCTTAAAAGAAGAATTTTTATATTTTGGAATTCCAAGATATTCTCTTTCAGACTCATCTAGCAGCACTCTGCCACTAATACCAACGGTTTCATTATACTCATTAATCAAAGGTATTATTAAATAAAAGTAATCAGCAAACTCGCTATTTTTAAGGCTGTTTATAATTGAGTTTTTTATTAAAAGCTCTTCGTTAACATGCTGGGTTAACTTTCCTATGTTTTGTGGAAAGTAACCAAATTTATATTTATTTATTAGATTTAGACTTAACTTTCTTTTTTTATAAAGATATTCTCTGCATTTATCCGACCTATCAATATTTGCATGACAAATTGTAACAAGCTTATCTAATTCATTCATTTTAACTCCATAATGCAAAAAGCCCGGGGTTTCCGGGCTTTTCATCATACTTCTTTTATTTTAGATAAAGATTCCATTGCATTTTTCATAAACTCATTTACTTGAATTCTGCAATCATTTTTTTCACAATCTTTTCCTTTAACCTTTCCAAGTGAAAATTCTGACTCAACCATCTTGTTGCAAGTATCGCATTTGAAACAAAAGGCTTTCTTAGTATTTACTTTTCTTATTTTTCCTGATAGTTTTAAGGCAGACTTGGAAAAATCTGACATCCCTTTTAGTATCTCGTCACACTTTGTACAGTGCACATCATTTGATTCTGCATCAAGTACTGCTTCAGTTGTTCCATCGCTTTTCTTACAACCTTGATTGCATCTTACTAGCATTATTACTCCTCTCCTTCTTCAAATGGATCAGTATCGCTAAGAACATCTACTTCTTTTTCAGAGGTGTCACCACCTGATAAGTAAGTTACTCTTATTTCATTTTCTAGAGCCTGACTGTTTTGCTTACAGTGTTCGATAGCCAAATCTCTTGAGCTTAACTTTTCACCCATGATTATATAACTTCTGTTGTTAGGTCTTTCTATTATGCCAATCTTTACTCCAAGATCAAGTAGCTCTTCTTCTACATTTGAAACTCCGCTTCTAAAGTCAACAAAGAATTCTGCAACTTTGAAAGGAGATGATACTTTATTTTTTGTTATCTTTGCTCTAATTTTATGCCCTTGTTTTTCCTCTCTTGCATCAAGTATTAGATTGTCTGCTCCAGACATTGGACCAACCTCTACCATGATAGAGCAAGCGTGCTTTAAAGCTTTTCCGCCAGGAGTTGTATTGTGGTTTAATTGCCCATTAGCAAAATAATTTTTTATTCTATTTATAGAAAAATCTGCTACAGACATTGGACCAGATATCTTTTCTGACTCTGGATGTTGATCCATTCTTATAAAATTTCCATCGTAAAAAACAAGATGTCCTGCGGTTGCTTTTAGATCTCCCAGAACATAGTGTTCCTCTACAGGACTTTTGATTAAAAGATTATTTATCTTTTCCCATGTTTTTTCATTTGTTTCAAAATCAAAACCTTCAATTTCTATGTTTAGACTTGAAACATCGGTATTGCTTTCGACTTTATAGTCATATTCTTTAACGAATCTTTCAAATAATTCGTTTACAGTCAGCTCTTCATATACATATTCACTCATAAAAACTCCTTATTTGTTCTATAATTTTATTTGAATCATTATGAATATCTTCTTCCCATACTATAAGAACTTTGTAACCTATATTCATTAATTTATCAACTCTTTGAGAATCCATATTCCATATATCTCTGGCTGTATATTTTCCAAAAAATATGTCATTTTCACTAAATTTTCTCGGGTCTGCGTGCCAATAGGTTCCATAACATTCAATTACAAATTTATTATCAATAATAAAGTCAGGATAAAGAGAGTTTGCTCCTATATCGATTTTTTTTTCATAACTCCAGTTTATAGATAGATCATTTAATATGGATCCAACTATATACTCATTTAGATTCATTTTTATATTATTCAATGTATGGTTTTTTTTATATCTAAAATTTTGTATTTGTTTCTTTTTGTCATCATCACTTAAAGATGACCATCTGCTCTTTAGTGAGGCAGACTTTCTACATGATACTTCCTCTGATCTTATTTTTTCTAGAAAAGATTTTTTTACATCGTCTTTTAACATAGTATTTTTGAATGATGCAATTCTTTTTTCTTTGGCCTCATCAGAGTGAAGATTTTTTACCAAAAAATCCCTTTTGTCTTTATCTTTGAATTTATTAATCAACCTTAATCTTTTCTCTTCTTTATTTCTTAAAGCCCCTTCTTTAAGCTTATCTCTATATTCTGTTGATTTTGCAACAACAGTATGGTTAGCTTTTTCTTTATTTTTTATTTTACAAAAATAATCATTTATTATTTTCAAATCAACTTCATTTATATTTAGATAATTT